CTAGTCTTCACGGAAATAACCTTTTGACTGCAACCGCTCATCAACAGACTTAGCAGACAAAGTGCGGTTAGTTTCGGCAATGTTTTTCGATATATCAGCATTTTCCAGTTCCTGTGCGACGGTTGCCGCTTCACGTTTTACCAATTCGATTTCTTCCTGTTGCTTGCGGATTTTGGCAACTTGCCGGCGGGTGTACACCATGCCGCCGATAATCAAGGCCAGCACCGCCCCGATGACGTATAGGTTAATCATTGTTTTCCCCTTTGCGGTTGATAGCATTGGCAAAGCCTTTGGTTGCAGCACCTCCGGCACAGAAAATCGCAAAGGTCATAAACATTTCCGGTACATAAGGACGGTCAAGCCATACACAGAAACATAAGATCCCCGCCATAAGTAACGCCCCGAAAAATTGGATAAAAGCGGTTGTTGACAATCGTCCATCGGCGTTAGTAATCAGTTCTTTTAATGTCATTAGTAACTCCAACGTAAGTAGAAGGCAGTTGCAGCCGTTGTGCCACCGTTGATTGTTTTATTTCGCTTGGCGTTGTTGCTCATTCGGCAACCTCGCTTCCATTGGTGTTTATAGTTTGGAAAACGCATTGAGGCACTCATTGCTTACTCCTTAAATAAATGATCAATATTGATAATTTGCTCGGTATCTAACCAGCTCCATACATCAAAGCACGGACAGTCTTTAATCCATTCATTCGGTGTGATTGTGCCGTCTCCATTGCGATCAGGACTTAGATCACGATGTCCACAAATGCGAGCGCTGGGATATTTTGCTTCAAGCGTGCGCAACAATTTGTGTAAAGTAAGCCATTGCTCGGTGGTATATTCACCGTGGTTGCGTTTATCTTTGGTGATACCGCCCACTAAACAGATGCCAAGGCTATTGAGATTATGTCCTTTCACGTGCGCACCGGTTTCCCCTTCTCGGCGACCGGTTTCCATCGTGCCGTCTGTATCAATAATAAAGTGATAGCCGATATGTTGTAGGTGCGGGTTGAATTGCTTGTAATTGCCCGCTAAACGCTGAAAGCCACGTTGTTTGTGCCAGTCGTCGATACGTTGTGCAGCGGTTTGGGTGGTGGTGCGTAATGCTTTGCCGTTTTGGGTGGCGGAACAGTGGATGACAATTTTGGAAATTTGAGATTTCACATAAACTCCTTCAACATTCTCTAAATTAGTTTAAAAGACAGTTTAAAGAGTTTGCGATAGAAGATATTTTAAAGTCGTTTAAAGAACAGAGTGGGGAAATTTTGCTTATAAAAAAACGCCCTTTCGGGCGTTTTTTTTCACGTTTAGCGATTAATTTTCTGCAAACATATCAAACTGCCGGCGGGCAATTTCTTCTTTACGCATTTTCTTTACGATCTGATATACCCACTGCATTGATACTTTATATTTACGAGCCAGTTCACGGTGATTGAACCCGTTAAATTCCTGCCAAATTTTGCGATCTCGCTCATTAAGCAATAATATTAAATTGCGCGGAATATAAATAACTTCGCCGCCCCATGCATGCGCGATTTTATGTGCGATCTCGATGCCGACCTGTTTAGCTTTTTCATTTGTCAACGTATCATTGGCTGCCGCTGCTGATATTAATTCAGCTTCAATATGACGAGCTAAAGCCGCCAGTATTTCCGGGGCTTTTTGTTCAAATGTTTCAATTTGATCACTTAACATAGTCCACCATTTTAAGCCAATTAATAATAGTTAAAATTATAGCGATTCTATTTCGTTTTATGTGATATTTTTTTGCTTAATAAAATGATAAATAAACTTAATATAATGATTTTAAAAACAAAAATCGCCATTTCAGGCGATTAAAAAAGTTTATTCTACAGTTCTTTCTCGCCATTTCTTCAGGCGTTCCAGCACAATAGTTGCCACCCGATCATCTAAAGCACCAACATTAAGTACGATGGGTTGATTTCGACGTTCTAACATTGGATTTGCAACAGCTCGCACCCAAGCATTTAATGCGCGCTCGGTTCCATCTCGGATAATTCCCTCTTTGTACATTTCAATCCAGATAGCACGAATTTTGTGGGCAATATTACTTTTGACTTTTGCCTTGGCGGTTGCCGGGGAATGGCGACCTTTAGCGGTATTTTTAAAACCCTTGCTTTCCATTTCTGCCTGCACGCGCATTAATTCTGTGATAGTCATCTGTTTTGTGGAGGTTTTACCGGTCAGTCGTTCCAACATTACACGATAACTGACTTCGTCAATACTAAGCTGACTTTTGGCAATGTGGATCAGTTGGATCAATTTTGCTTCATCTAATGTAGCGTGCACACTGAACTCACCTTCGCAGCCTTCATAACTGAAATATTTGTTCATTTTCAATCCTCCTTACTTACCTTAATTTTTATATCATTTTCGCCATTTTGATGATGTCTAATCGTCACCTCATAACCATCAACTCCAACCTTGCCGTCATCTTTCCACTTAATAACAGGTTCCGGGTTGATTTGTACTATTCCCAAGCCTTCAATAGTTGCTTGCCCTTTAGTAATAAACGCCTTACGAATCGCAAACCAATGTATAAAGTCCGGCAGGAATCGATTAAACTGCTCTTCGGTCAACTGTAAAAAATCTTCAACTGTTCTGAACTCAAAGAGTTTATCTCCCATTTTTCACTCCTAACTTAACTGTTTCTGTTCCATTCACACCATGATTCAATGTCACTTCTTTCCCTTGTTTATAGCCTTCGCTTTGTGCCATACCGTAGTCTTTTGTATTACCCGCCTCCCGTACTCTGGTTTCGCTCCATTTCTCTTCTTTAAATACTGCTGCTTCATAGCTTTCCATTTTTCGTTTTTCTTCCTCCGTCATTGCAAATTGCTTCACATTTTGATTCACTCCGACCACCCAACCTTCACAAAATGAATCACCCCGGGCAATCAGCGTACTTCGTTTCAGGCGTTTGTTTTGCGTATCTAAAAACGCTTTGCGTGCTACCTGTAATCGGCGATATAACACATCAAAGCAGTAAGTTGCGATTTCCGGGCGCTCCTCTGTACCGTAAAAAACAACGTGCATTTTGTTCTCTCCATATTTATCACCCGGATAGTGGTTAGATAAGTATCCCTCAACTCCGAACGCTTTTTTGATTACAGAAATCAGCATGTGAACATATCGAGCAGATTTCATTGCAGTTTTTTGTTTCGTATGAACTTGGCTAAATTCCACTTGTGATTGATTAATCCGATTATCCGCCATTAACTTTTGTGCCATTGCTAATGCGCATGCCGCTTCATGCGGATTGGTTGATTTACTCAATGCCAGCAGCTTTTTGATTTTTCTAAGCAGTTTGTCTTTGTCGCTTTTCATTTTTTATCCTCTATTTTTTGATAAAACACATTATTCAGCTCACTTAAAGTGCAATTTAAATGAGCTGTAAATTTGCTTTAACAATTTGGATCAAATATCGCACCACATTCCCGTTTCACCTCGCTATATGCCAAACGGCGACCAAACTTTTTGGCTTGCTCTAACGATCTTGCATACATTACTTTCGCTGTATCAATATCGCCTTCAATGACGCAATCTTTGACTAATTCAAAATTGTTGATGACATCAGCCACTTCTCTTGTTACATCATCTAAATTTAGTATTTGTTCCGTCATACTTCTTCCCCCTCAATCACGTTGTCAATTTCTACAATCACACCGGTTAACGGCGGTGCGGTGTTTAAATCACAAAGTTCAATCGCTTGTTCTAAACTTTCAGCCTTCATTTTTACTTCAATGACACCATACAGACGTACGATATAATCACTCATAAAATTCTCCTAAAACGGTTTTCTAGATACACGCTCACAAAATGCGGCACGATATTTGCACCATTCCCGATTTTTAACGCCCGGCGCATTTAATTCTGCTATTGCCCATTGCTCTTTAGCGTCCTGCCATTCGCCTTTACGCTCATTTTTTGCTGCTTGGCTGCTGTAATACTTAAAGCGGTCGAATTTGTTGATGTTTTTATTCATTACTCCTCCTCTTCTTCTATGGCATAATTAATTCTAAATTTAAAATCAACGCCATATTGCTCGGCTATCTCGTTGAATATTTCGATAGCGATATGCTTTTTCTAATTCTGTTGTATCGTTCATCCCTACACCCCCGCCATATCTAAACTAATCGGTTGATATTTGCCGTTTTCGTCCCGCTCATAAAAACGAACATAATCTTTACTTCCTACGACTTGCAAACTATCACTAATGGCTTGCATGGCATTAAGCCAACGTTCGTCTCTAATATCGACCCGACGTAAAGAAAGGATTCGGGCGGTGCTTAAATTGCCTTCTTTATCCACTTGGAAAGCGTTATCAATTAAGGTGCGGATTTCCGGACGGGCATCTTGCGCCCATTCTTGCAAGCACTGATCAATTAAACCTTTGGCGGCGTGAATACGTTCATCAAAACTTAAATGTTCAGAAACAGCGACCTGCAATTTGTATTTGCCGTTAAACGTGAGTAGGGTTAAATTCCCTTTTCGACCACCTAAATGAATACCGTATTTTTCGTTAGATAGTTCAACAAAGGCATTCACATCTTCAAAAACCAGCTGTTTGAACTGTTGCATTTTGCCTTGTAACAGTTTTGCTTCTGCAACAAAGCTGTGCACCATTTCATCTCGGGTTTTATCAATTTCTTTCACCATTTCATCGGCAACGAGGCTACCTTTCGGATCTTCCCAATACAGTTTGCCGTTTACCTTGACTTTACTCATCATTGCTCCTTATCTTTATTTAATGTAAATAACTGCGCCAAACGACTTTGATGCCTTCTACCATCATCTGGTATTCCACCCAATGTGCACCATCATTGCCTTGAATATAGGCTAGGGCCTGTCCGGCTTTTTCCAGTTTTTCGGTGATACTATTGGTATCGACCCGTACACGGGGTTTGATTTTGTCAAAATCAATGCTTGCCACATGCAAGCCCATTTTGTTGAGGGCATAAACGCATTTTTGCGTTTGTGATAAATAGCCCAGTGCAATTTTGTTGCAACCGCCAAACACGGGGTGGGGTTGTGTGGCTAAAGTGCGGTCAATTTTTGTGGTGTTTTTCATTAATTCGCTCCTTTCATTTGCGCTTGGGCGGTTAGAATCAGGTCTAGGGTGATCACTGTGCCTTGTCCTTTTGCTGTCATGCCGGCAAGGCGTAAATATTGAGTTAATGCGCGCAATCCGCCCGCTTTGCCGCCGATGTCATAAAGCACGGTCATTAAATCTTTGTCGGTAATATCCAAGCCCCACGCTTGGGCAATGGCTTTAATGTCGCCCTTTGTACTGGCTTTCACACCGCAGTTATTGCCGATTCTTGACCATAAACGGGCGTATTCATGGGCTTGGTTCACGCCGCCCTGAATGCGGGTGTACACTTTGTCGTTGCCAATCAGCGCAAAGCCGGTTTCGGTTTCTTCTTGAATGATTCGGATCTCTTCTAGCGCGTCGTAAGGCAAATGGTCGCTTTCGTCCACAATCACTAAGCCCTGGGTGCCTTTAAGTTTTTTGGTGATCATGCGTGATAGGCGGTCTTTGCGACGGGGGGCGTCGTTAATGCCCAGCTCTAATGCCAACTCAAACAAAATACTGCTTAATGTGGCACGTGCCGGACTTGCGGTAATCATCCACACGTTTTGGTTGTTCTTCGCATACTCTTGGCAGGCTTTGGTTTTGCCTACGCCGCTTGCACCGTAAACGGTGACCATAGTCGGTAGGATTTTTGCCATATCAAGCGCCGCAAACACCTTTTTCGCGGTCGGAATTTCAATAAAGTGCGGGGCTTCCACAAACACGCGTTCTTTCTTTTTGCGCGTGTCAAGCCATTTGGCAAGTGCGCTTTCAATGTTGTCGATATTGCCTTTGTAAACGCCTTTTAAGTAGGTGCTCAACGCACCGGCGGAAATGCCCGCTTGTTGGGCGATTTCGCGTTGAGTAAAAATTTCCTGCTCTAAGAGTGGTTTGATTTGGTCTATTAGTGTCATAATATTGCCCTGTTTATTTTGGAGGTGTTATGTTTCGTTTTTTAGAAATTACAGATGAAGAACTCAATTCACTTGTTCGCAAAACAGCACGTGAAAAGGCAAACATCCTAAGTCATAATTTGAGCTATTCATCAATGCAACGGCTCAAATTTTTTCTTCATTGGTCTTCGGTTTCAGTTTCTTCTTTAGAAGTAGAATTTCTCCCTCAAAGTACCCAGTTATTGAAAATTGAAACTCAAAAATGTTGGGAGTTTATTCAACAACTTGCACCTCAATACGGTTTAGAACCTCGCCTTATGGCTGTATTGCTAGTCTATTTTGAATGGCGTTCTTTAATCCGTTCCGATAGCCTTCAAGCTGTTGTCGCACGAACAAACAATCTTGTTCAAGGCTCAACAATTCTTCAACCAACTCGAACTTTCTGGCAAGCTGTGGCAAGCTATCAGTTTTCCATTGAAAGACATTTGCCCGACTGGCTTCCTGAGTTTGATAACCCCGCATTTTTTTCATCTTCTCTAAACCGATAAAAAAACGTGCTTGAAATTCATCATCAAAAGGGGAATCATCGGTTTGAATGGTTTTTATGTTTTCAGTTAACATTGTTTTATCCTCACTTAACTCGGCTTTAAACCCGTTTTAAAGCCCTTTTTCTTTTTTAGCCATGGTTAAATAATTATTAATGCCTTGCTGGAACGGTGAGACTTGTTCATCCTCTTCCAATACCACCTCACGCTTGCGCAGGGTGCTGCCTTCGCACTGTAACATTTCGATAATTTTTGGCTCTGGTAGTGTTTCTTCCTCAAACTGCGGTTGAAAACGTGCTGCTTCTTGGGCGTTCATCGTCAGCTGCGCTTTGGCTTGTAGTTTCACGCCTTTCACCATTTGTTTACGTGCTTTGTCGTATTCTCGCCCTGTCGCTTTATCGCCGAATGCCACCGCTTCAAAACACTCTGCTTCCGCCAAAAACACCCCGTCTAAGCCATATACCCACACGCGATTGTGTAAATCTTGTGGGTCGAATTTCACCACCACTTTTCGGTGCGAACTGGCAATTAATTCCGTGCTTAAATAGCGGTTTTTACGGTTGTTTACTTTGCCGCCGGCATTTAATTCAAACGTGCCATCTTTTTTCAGTGTCACTGCTTCACTCATCAACATTAAGAACCGCATTTGTTCGCTACTTGCTTTGCGGATTTGCGCTTGCGCATAATCACGCTCGAACACTTGGCTGAAACTGTAAATGCCTTGGCAAATTTCGGTTTGTCTGCCTTCGCGTTCGTTAAAGGTGCGAATGCCGTCTTCTAATGCCATGATGAATGTGCCGTAATCCACGCCGTCTTTGCCGCCGTTGTAGTTGTCCGGCTTGTTGTAGATATTTTCACCGGCATAAAAGCCCGCAAGGCTTGGATGTTTATCCACTAATTCGCCTAAACCGCCGTGGGAAAAGGCACGTTCAATCGGTTTCGCTTGTCCATGACCTTTGCCGAATTGCACGGAAGTCCACAATAATTCGATGCCTAACAGCGGAATAATCCCGGTGACATCGTCTTCTTTCACCTTGAAGCGGTAGCGGTTTTTTACGCCCCCGGTCATCCATTTGTTTGCCGCCGCGCGGGTGTTATCAATGGTGCATTTTTTCGGGATGCCGTATTTCCAAATCAAATCCATCAGGCTTAGGCGAATGGTGTCGCTGTTTTCCGATAAATCCACACGATATGCCAAGATTTTGCGGGTGCGAATGTCTTGCCAAATCCACGTTTTCGGGCGAACAATTTCGCCGTTATACCAGCGGACGAACACGTTGTGCTGGTAACCGTCGCCGTTGATCCATTCTAAGGCTTCAATTTCCGCCACTGTGCGGCGCATGGCGGGGTAATACTGCATCACGGCGTGGTCGCCTTCGCGTAATTGCACTTGCACCAATTTCGGCACTTCGCGCTCAATTTTGCGTTTTATGCTGCTTGCCGAGGGGATGTTCCAGCCGTTTTCCCGTGCGGCACGTTTTAAACGTTCGTAGCAACTGCCGAATTGTGGGCGTTCGTTGCGGAAATAATCCGCTTTGAAAGCCTCCCAGGCTTCCGGGGTGAAATCCGCTTCTTTGCCTGCCTTTTTATTGGCGTGTTTATCAAGCAACAAAGGCAACCAATCGGAGCGTTCAAACGACCGCACTTTGTAATACCAACGTTTGAGCGAACCTTGCGCCACCTCAAATTCTTGTGCCACGCGCGCCAATGCCACCATCAGTGGTACGTTATGACGCACCAAATCATCCACTTTATGCAACAGCGCCACTTTCGCTTTGGCACTTTCTTTCTGTTTTTCGGTTGCCTTGTCGAAAGGTTTCCAGATCACTTCAGGCAGGTAATTTAATTCTTTACGTTTCGGGGCTGATTCCGAAACTGCCACCGTTTCTACCGCACTTTGTTTTAGTAGTAGTTCGGCTTGGACTTCTTTCGGAAGTGAATTAAAAGAGAATTCAAAACTGACACCTTTTACACCTTCCACTTGTCTGAATTTCCAAGATAAACTTCTTGCTTTTCGAGTCACGTTACTTGGGCTATTAGGCAATCCGCCAACGCCTGCAAGTTCTTTAGGGCTAAACCATTCTTTCATAGTGCCACCTTGGTTTTATCCACTATAGCGGCTAGGCCAGATATCTGAAGGTTCAAGTCCTAATGCATCTGCAATTATTCTTTCTCCTTTTGGGTAGGGCTTATCCAAGGCATTACGAACAGTCGTTTTTGATAATCCATTTTCAATTCCAAGTTGAGCTAATGAAGTTCCTTTCTTCTCTAATTCCGCTCGAATATCGGCACGGTGCATATCAATAATTCTTTTTTTTCCTGCCATTTTGTGAGATCCTTGACTAGTTTTAACGCTACTTAACAAACTACATTGCAATGTAGCTCGCTAACTACGAAATGAATAATATAGTGAATTCATTGTGAAATCAACTAGAGAATTCACAATATTTTCAGTTATTTTTACAACATATTGATTTAAAAGATAATTTATTTTTAATCTTTTGAATTCAAAAATGAATTTACAAGGTGATTTATGAATTCATCTACAAAACAAGAATGGTTCACTGCTTTTGAACTAGAAGGGATGGGGGATTTACCGAATAAAGCGACGAACATCACAAGACGAGCAACCAAAGAAAACTGGGAAAAGAGACAAGTACAAGGAAAGAAAGGGATCGCATACGAATATCACTATTCGTCATTGCCATCAGCTGTACAAGAGGCACTAGGCTTTAGAACTAATAAACTACGCATGGTAAAAAATGAAAACACGCCTAGAATGAAAGTGCCTAATGGCCTGGATTTTGCAACATTAAAATTAGCGATAGAAACGTTAGAGGAGGCCCTGGAAACTACAGATAGAGTTATGTCTGCACATAAGAAAGCTGATTTAATTGTTGCTATATATGACATTCTCCTAAACGAAACTGAAAATAAAGAACCAATATTAAGGTTAATTAAATCAATAGGATAG